GCTTGGTCTTTCAGAATATTTGATTCTTTTAAACCACCTAAAGAAGCAGGAGCATTTGGAATTGGTTTAATACCTATTGCAGGTGCTATAAAATCTATAGTTTCTCCAATTACTCTTTTGGTTTTTTTGGCTTCTGCTGCAAGCGCTGCATTTTTAGCAGCTAAATCTTTTTGCAAACCAGCCATTTGAGTATTGGCATTATTTCTTAAATCTTTATAAGCATTAAAATAAGAAAATGCAATATCTCTATTATGTTCATCAGTTTCATTCAACATTGCTTGTTGATAAAACTCTAAATTAGTTTGAATAAACTTTAATTGTTGATTTAACTTACCAATATTATCTGCTGAACCTATTTTAGATAATTGAGCGTTATATTCTTTTATTACAGCCCTTTGTTCGGTCATATTAAGACCTTCCATAGCAAACTGTACTCTTTTAAGGTCTAAATTTATAATCTCATTAAAATAACTTAATGCCTGTTGTAAATAACCTACAAATGAAAATAATACACCGCTATTTATTGAGCCTATCGTAGTTTGTAATTGTGTAAATGAATCTTTAACATTGGAAATTCTACCACCCAAAGTTCCTGATATTTTTTCCATTGAACCTGAAACACCTTCGGCAGCACCCAAAGATAAAACATAGCCTCGAATAGCTTCAGAAGTATTATCTACTTGTGTTTTAATTCCCTTAAATGTGAATGTAACTTGGTCTCCAGCGACTGCTGCTCTTACTCCAAATTCCTTTAAACGCTCAAATTCGCCTGTCTGCGCATCTAAAATTGCTTCAGCTAATTGGTCAAAGGATTTACCTGTAGAACTCGCTAAATCGCCTAATAATCGCATTTGCGTAATATTAGGAGTAAAGCCTTGATTTGCTAACTTAACAAACGCTCCTGTTAATTCATTTATTTGAAATGGAGTTGTAGCAGCAAATTGTTGTATTTGTGATAATGCTAATTGTGCAGCCGAACTGCTGCCTAATGTATTTGATAATACGGCTTCGAATTTTTGGAACTCTGATGTCGCATCTATAATGCCTTGACCAAAGCTAACAACTGAACCAATAGCAAAAGCACCTGCAACAATACCACCAACTTTAGATGCAGCAGAACCTATTGCATTAAAATCTTTTTCGGCATTTTTACCTGTGTTATTAGTCTTATCGTTAAACTTTGTTAGTTGTGCAGAAGCACTATCTAAACCCGATTTAAGACCTTGTATTTGTGCGGTTAGTTCAACTATTAATTTCTCGTTTGCCATCTTTTAACTTCTTTAAGATTTCTTGTTTTTCTTCATTTGATGTTAATTTCTTTGGCACTCTATTTATTATAGCAAACTTATCAGTCCATAGTGGCATTATTTCTTTAGGCTTTTTCATTTGGCTCTTTTTAGATACATTAACATTGTTAATATAACTTAAAGTAGCCCTTGTGTGTTCCCACTCGTTAGCCTGTCTTTTAAAGAAATTAAATAGTAACCTTTGATAATTTGCCCAAGTCATATCTTCAAATTCATCAGGCATTAAACCAACTTCGCCAATTGCAAAGTCGATTATATCATCCCAAGTTACTTTTTTTTTATACCTTCTTCGCCACTTGCCATTGCTTTAAATCCGTTTTGGATGTACTCGCTACTTTGTAACGAATGTGTCCAAGCATCAATAATTGTTTGAATGTTAGATAAATCCATATCATCAATCCAATTAGTAACATCATCTAAAGTAACATCAAATGTTCTTTTACTTATTTTATAATAATTCTTTAATCCGCAATAAGTTATATCTCTGACAAAATCAATCATTTGATAGTCTAAATCTAACTTTTTTGCTTCTCCAGCATCCGTTGCCGTAAGAACATTATAACTCATTAAGGCGTAGTTACCGAACTTTAAAGTCCTAACCTCGCCACCCATTGTAATTTCAATAAGTCCGTTCATAGTTTGTTTGTTTTAATTATGCTATTGTAGCAAATGTTGGTGCGCCTGTTCCTGCAAACTCAATAGAGTAAGTAGTTACATCTTCCATTGGTGCTGAAACTTCGCAAGAAGTAATGTAAGCACTTTGAGAAACCGACTTATCGCCTGTAACCATATCAGTCCAAACAATAGCAACTAATGCTCTTGTATTGTATGCAGTAAAAATATCTGCTAAATCTTTATTTGCTGAAACAAAGTCTGCAAGACCTTCTGCTGAATAAGTAATGTCTCTTAATCCTGGCATAATCTCTTTCCAACCTGCTGATTCTTTAGAAGTTGTTTCGAATACATCCTGATTCATTGACATCGTAACATTTGTTAATTCTGCTAATTGCGTACCATCCATTTTTAAGATTTGCGCTGTGCCGTTGTAAACTGCCATATTATTTTATTTTAAAAGTTAATTAATCTGTTATTGTGTAAGTTCCGCTAAAAGAAACAGTATAAGATACCACATCTTCCATAGGAGCGTTTACTTCTATACTATCAATATATGTTAAGCCTGTATAATAACCTTGTGGTATTACAGGATTAGATATTAGTATGTTAATAGGTGTTCTTGCATCGTAAGCAGCAAACAAAGTAGTTATTCCTGTGTCTGAAACTCCTTCATTAAAATCAACTAAAGCATCAGCCGTAAAAGCAAAATCTCTTAAGCCTGGTAATGATACCGAATAACCTGCTGATTGCTTACAAGTAGCATCTATCATAGCATCGTTTAATGTTATAGTTACATTCGTTTGACACATCAAAGGAAAGTTTGAATCTGCATCGTAAAGTAAAATGTCCGAACCGTTTAATACGCTCATATTCCTTGTTGTATTTTAAATGTAAATCTTATTAATCTCCTCACTAAAACCCCAGTGTCAACCAATTGTTCAAGTGTATTTGTACTCTCCATTAGCGTTCTGATTACATACCAATCAGGTAATAAATCTAAATACCCATCCTGCCTTGTTCTAACCAATTCCATCACTTCGTTTGATATTCTATCTGATAGTAATTTACCACCAAAAGAGTTATCAAACCTTGTACCCACCTCAATTAAAACGCTAACTTCTTGACCATATGCTTGTTTACTGCCCTCTAACACTTCCGTAGAAGCAAAAGTAGAAAGTAAAATATATGGTTCAGTCGCTGCTGCTAATACTGATGCCGAATCAAATACTGGAACTTCTTGTAAGTCTATAACGATTGCACCGCTTAACCTCTCGTAAAGTTTTTGTCTAATAAGTTCTCCGACATCTTTCATTGTACAAATTTACGATTTATTTACTAATATTTTTAGCTATTTGTTTCATATCTTTTAAAAAGATTTTTCTATACTTAATAAAAGCTGGAATAAGATATGGTTGTGCTTTCATAGTTCCTTTGCCGTTTACAAAATATTGCATAGCAAAATCGCTAAAGCCTTGTGGAATTCTAACATTTGTTCCTGTACCAAATTCAACATAAGGAGCATAAGGAGCAGCATCTCCTCCAAAAGAAACTATACCAATATAAGGGTTTTGAGTGTTTGGTACACCCGAACTCCTTAAAAAGTTAAATTCAACAGGTACATTTTGTATAGCCTCATCAAATATTTGGTCTGTATTTCTTTGGATAGAAGACCTAACTTGTAAATCAGCTTGTTTAGAAAGTCTTTTAAACCTTGCAGTAACTGTTTTATAGTTTCTTACTTTCATTATACAACAATAAACTTGTTATCTTCAGTCATTAAGTTTTCGTAGAACTCGGTAATTAAGAAGAAAGTCGGGTCTATTAATCTTCCCAAAGTAGTCATTATAACTATTTCTTTTTTTCTTTCATCCGTTACTTGGAATGCTTTAATAATGTACTCGCCACTATTATAAACAATCTTATTAATTTGAGATAAATTAGGATAGTCATCATAACGAATTGTAAACTCGTAGATATTGTCTAAAGATATTTTACCATCTTCTAAATTTCTAAAGCCTTGTTTTGCTCTAATCTTTGCCCAAACTACCTTTTGGTCTACAAATGTACCAAAGTAACCACCTGTACCATCTGAACCAGTCTGTAAAGTTTGTATTGCGATTTGATTCCTTAAAACTCCTGCCTTCATTAGATACCAAATAAAGTGTTTCTACAATATGGTTGCGCTTGTCTTTTAGCATCCGAACTTAACTCATACGCCTGGTCATAAATAGAGTAATTTTCCCTGTTTTCGTAGTCGGTTGACACTTGTTTTAAAATGGCTAATTTTAAGCCTTTAGGACACACTGCAAAGCCTGCTTCGTACTCTATTGTCAAACCAACGGTAGAATAAGCCTCAAGCATCTTATATTGCAATCCACGAGCAGTATATTCCAAAGCTACATCTTCATCATTTACAACCGAATCAATTAAGGTTACTGGACCGTAAGGAATCTCTTGTGGAATGTGAAAGTAAAACCAATAAGCCCTTAAGGTTTTTTCTCCTAAAGATAGCCCTGTAAACTTCTCTATTCGCTCCCTTGCTGAAGTTATTAGTTCTTCTATTAAGTCATTCTCCGATTCCGAAGAAATTCTCATATAGTCTTTAGCCTCTTGCAAGGTAACTGGCTCGGTTGTTAAATCGGTTACAATTTCTACTTGAAATTCACTATTTATCATCTTCTTTTATAGGTTCTTGAATGTCTAAAACTCTTTTAAGTTCTAATAAAGCATCAGCTACTAATTTTGCATCCCCTAAATTAAATACTCCTTTTTGTGTAGCAATATCAAGTCCTTGACCTAATATTCCAAATATCGTTTCGTTTGTCATTTTGTAAAGTTAGTATTTTTACAAAGAATCCCAAGCAAATTGAGCAAGATTTCTAAAGTAAGTATCAACACCTAAAACCTCATCAGCGGTAGGGTCGTTTACTTCTAAAACACAT